GTAATCTCCGGTAGCCGATGAAGCACCGTAATCTCCGGTAGCCGATGAAGCACCGTAATCTCCGGTAGCCGATGAAGCACCGCAATATCCGGTAGCCGATGAAGCACCTTTTCTTGAATCACTATCAGATTCTTTTTTCGCTCTGCTTGATGTATATTCAATAGCCGCCTGTACGATTCCGGCAATACTCAACTTCGCTCCAATTTTGATTTTTGTAGATGCTATTTCCGTATCTTCACCCTTTTTACTGCTTATCTCTCCACTCTGTTCAACTTCGTGATATACGCTTTCTGACGGGCTGTAATAACTAAAACAATCAAGCGGATATTCGCAAGCATGAAAACCTTTCTCACATACTTCCGCTTTGTCAGTTTCGTACTCTTTTCCTTCTTCATACTGAAATTCACGGCACGTCATATCTTTGTTAAATCCCTTATACCCTTTAATCGTTTCTCCCATTTTCAATCTCCCTTCCTAAAAATTTATTCACAAAATACAGCTGCCCTTTGCCAGTAATCTTAGTTGTGCGTGTAATTCTTACGCTTCCATCAGGGTTCTGCACGTTGCTTTCTTTCACTTCAAACAATCCCTGTTCGACATATCTCTGCATCGGCATGTTACGTGATGAACCACTCTTACACAGATATCCGTTGCTCCGAAGCCATTCAAACAACCGCTTCTGCCCAATCTGATAACCATTCTGACAAATCAGTTTTGCCAAATCTCCGATAAGAATAGATGTCCGGCTTGTTGCCACCGCATCTGCAAATATCGCCTTTGGTTTCATCTGCTCAATTCTTGCCTGCTTCTGCTCGATAATCTTGTCTCTTTCGGCAATCTTGTTATGTGCCACAAGCAAAGCCTTTGAAAGCAATTCATCGTCAGATAGTGTTTCTTGCCCGGCTATATATCCGCCATTCTTACGGATTGACGGAAGAACCTCTGACGTTACCCATTTGCGAAATTTCTTTGCGTTTGGTTTGTCGCTTCTTAATATAACTGCGTACAGACCGCTTTCTGTAATAAACCATGTTTCTCCTTGACGGGGTAAGTCTAACTTACACCGTTCGTCATCATCTAATCTCGCAGAGACAACACGGCTGTTTGAAAGTTCTAATGCCTTGCACACATCAGGCAAGCAAAACATAGGTTCATTATTCGCTAATACTGTTCGGATTTCTCCAAATTCTTCATTATTAAAAATCTGTAATTCGTTCATGTTTCTCCTTTCTTGTGTTATAATTCCCTTATCAAGCAAGGGAAGGTGGTGCAATATGGATAGTAGTTGTTCTGAAACATTTGCGACATACGAAACTGTCAGCAAAGGAACGTATGTGTGTATGCAATGTGGCGGAGAAAACCAAAGTGGAATTATCACCATAAAGCATAGCGGCGAAATGTTGCCAGAATGCAAAGAGTGCGGATATACTACATGGCTTAAAGTAATGTAGGATTTTTGAACACTCTTTTTTCTTCTGCGAGCGTTTGGTCTGTAACCGCCAAGTTATCATCAACCAAATGCTCAACGAGGAACGTTCTTTTTACAACTCTTGTTCCATTTCCACATACTTGTGAAATGTGCAGATACATCTTTCCATCCTTGCAAAACGGAACAGCAAACATACTGTTAAGAAATTTCCACTTCACAAAATGCTTGTTAAAAAATGCAACTGCTCGATTTTTAACCTTGCTCACCAAATAGCCTCCTTCTTGTAACTTTTTAAGTTACTCTTTAGCAAAAAAAATATCCATCGGATTTGAAATGTTCAGCCTGTCTATCATAATCTGAATTTCGTCGCTTCCAAAAACGCCCTTCTGCATTCTGCTGTAAAATGTCTTTGGAGTTATCCCAATCATATTCGCAACATCTGCCTGCGTCTTTCCGTTTTCTGCTATGATTCCTCTAAGTTTTTTTGCGTTTACCATGTCTTATTGTCTCCTTCCTAACCTTCGTGGTAACTTTTTAGGTTACTATCATTATACAACATTTTTGTAACTTGTCAAGTTATTTTTTTCTTGACTTGTAACTTTTTTGTGTTATAATTGAATTACAAACAAAGGAAGGAGGATATACAAATGACAATAGGAGAAAGAATAAAAATGGCAAGGGAGAAAAACGGAATAGCGCAAACCGATCTCGCAATAAAGATCGGAGTAAGCAAACAGACATTATTCAAATATGAAAATGGAATTGTAACGAATATCCCAAGCGATAAGATTGAGGAGATCGCAAAAATCACTCATGTTTCTCCTGCTTACATCATGGGATGGGAAGATAATCTTAATAATGCAGATACAGATATTATAGCCGACATTTATTCTGATATGAATATGTTGGAAAGCGTAAAAAAACTTATAACTTTATCTAAAGAGCATAAGCAAACGATTTATGACAATATAGATTATCTTTACGAGAAAGAGGGGCACTAGATGCCCCATTTCTTTTTGAACGATTGAATCATTGAATATAAAAATTTTAGGAAAACTTCGTTTTCACATTTTGATATTTCTTCAACAACCTTTTCTTTGTAGCTACTCCCCATAGAAATGCCTCCTTTCTTGACAATTATACCACCGCTCTTATTTACAAAACAGACTGTTTTTGTCGTCAAACTTATAATATAATCGTCCATTATCGACAATCGGTAAAATTAGTGCTATAATGTGAAGAAATAAATACATGGAGGGATTTTTATGGATAACAACATGAACTATCAACAATTTCAACAACCAATCAAAAAGAAAAGGAATCCAATAGCAATAGTTTTAATTATTGTTTTGGCTTGCGGGAATATTGCTTTAGGAACTATTCTTTTCCTTAGCAATCAAAAATTAAATGACAAAATTGACGAGAAACAATCATCATGTGACAGCATTCAAAAACAATATGACAATTTGCTTTCCGAAAATCTTCAATTAGATACCGATTATGAAAAATTAAAAGAAGAAAACGAAGAATTGCAGGCTCAAATCGAAGAATTGACAAACCCAAAAACAGATTTAGAAGAATCAGAAGAAGCCGGGGAACTGTCTGACGAACTGAACACGTTTGTAAATTCAAATATGGAAGATGTCAGCATGTTTAGGTCGGACGTATCTTATGATGAAGTTGCAAGACATCCAAATGACTATGACGGGGAATTGTTGACATTTAGTGGAGAAGTAGCCCAGGTTATCGAGGGCGACGGAACAACAGAATTAAGAATTGCTGTCGATGGAGATTATGACGACATAATTTATGGAATTTACGATAACAGAATTTTAGATTCAAGATTACTTGAAGATGATAAAATACAGTTTTACGGAGAATCTTGCGGAATAATTAGTTATCAAAGCACTCTTGGAGCTACAATATCAATTCCGTCAATGTCAATTTATAAGATTGTAATAAAATAAAAAATAAGGCAGAGGTTTTTATCTCTGCCTTTGCTTTTACATATAGGGCGATAGCACTTGTCTACCGCCCAAGCCAGAATTTTGGGGACTCTGGGGGTTCCCTATTGGGAACATCTTTATAATAACACTATATCTCCGATATTTCTATCAGAATCGTCCAACAAAGTTCGACATCTATTGACTTAGTGAATAAGAGACATAAATGTGTTATATCCAACAATTCCATCAACCGTAAGCTGATAGTCTCTCTGATACTGTTTTACGGCTGCTTCAAGATTTGTTCCGAAAACACCAGGACATTCAAGCTTGCAATCATATCCTTTAAGCATCAACAGAATTTGAACCGCAGTTACCATGTACTGTTTCTCTCCGCGCTTGACGTAATGACTTCCAAGGGCGGTTTTAGAACCATTTCCCCAAATACCATCAACCGCAATTCCTTTCTTGTAATCAAGATTGATTGCAGTCTGCAAAACCTTAATTCCGGCTTTGATTGTGTTGACTCCTCGGATTCCATCAACAGAAATTTTGACACCAGCAAAATTATTTGCGTGTGTCTGTCCGTTTCTCACGATTGCATCTTTTCCCGGCACATTTGGAACCGGATTATTTTCCGGCTTGCTGACGTCAGCAGAAACAGAACAATTTGTAATATAGTCAAACGGATAATTCTTGCCCGGACACGCTGTCAAACCGACATCTCTGTGTCTAACAACTGTTGTGATTTTATATTTGTTCTTTAAGTAAGCGACAAGCTCCTTAATCGAATTTTTCTGTGCATCTGACATTGTTTCGTTCTCGAAGTTTCCTTCTGCGCAAATTCCGATTGAATTATAGTTAGAACCAGAAGCGTGCGCACCGATTGCGTATTCAGGACGTCCTCGATAGATTTTACCATCCTTGCGAACATAAAAGTGATATCCGATTCCAGACCATCCTTTAGCTCTGTGTACGTTGTGAACAGCTTCAACAGAGCCATTCATCGCCGCATGGTGAAGAATAATTCTCTTTGTGCTTGATCTCTTTGATAAAGTTCCGAATTTTAAGTTTGTTTCAATAATGTTCATGGTTATTTACCTCCTAAAAATAAACATCAAAACAAGACCTACATATTTCATTAGGTCTAAAAATTATATAAAGCCATTAGGCGATATATCGTTATGCTACTCCTTTATGTTCGATACTAGCACCTTGTAAAATTCTCCTAAAAAGTTTTTTAGGAATTATTATACGCCTGCTTGTCAAGCCCCGGTCAAAATAAACTAAACTCGAATAAACAAGATAAAAATTGTTATATATACAATATAAAATATATGGAATTTTTATCAATGCAGAACCGATCTGAAATTAAATGGAAGCTATCAGATACAGAGAGTTATTTAGTACAATTCCTAAATGATGGACATATAGGATATTTCCACACCACAGATGGCGAAAATAATTGGCAGACAATATTTATGAAGTAATTGCATCATATATGTCAATCACAATTCCAACATTTGCTTTAGATGCTATTGTTTTAACCATTTTTTCGATAGATTGTTTACTCCATCTATCTCCAAAACGATTTGTGAATAAAACATTACTTGAATATTTTTTATTCATTATATATTCTTGCAAATAATACATGGCTTTTTCGGATAATTACTTTCCTATCCTTGTTTCCTTTCCCGTGAACCACGCACTCGCCACGCATAAAATCCACGTCGGATATGTTCAAATTTACAACCTCACTAACTCTCAACCCGTCGAAAGTAAAAATTCGATTAACGCTCTATCGCGTTTCGGATTCCTTGTTTTGATTGATGCGTTTTTAAGCATTTCGATCTCGCCATCAGAGAACGACTTCCGCACAGCCATTGTGCTTTTTATCTTTCCAATTCGTAGCATAGGGTTCTTTTCTATATACTCTTCCTTAGTTAGCCACGAAAAGAACGCTGATAGATTCCTCCGGCGGTTATCGACTGTTGCTTTTTCGACATTCCTAGTTGTCTGATACATCGCAAGGTGATATCTGATGTCATTTGTCTTGATATCCGGCAGCCGCTTCCCTATATCAGCTAAAAGCATATCTATAGCAAGCGCATATTGCTCAAGCGTACCTTCTGAATATTTTTTATTTACAAAGATAAACAATTTCAAAAGACCAAGGTTTACTATTAGTACCATCCACAGTAGAAAAGGAATCCCACCATACTTTTAGTTCTTTTTCATCTCTGTCCATACCAAATCTAAGTGTTTGATTACCTGAATTAGTTCTTTGAACTCCAAAATATTTTGCAGATGCTGGAAGGTCACTAACTATTACTGAATTATTATTAGTTCCAGGAGTTATTATTAAATCATAACAATATAAAATAACGACATTACCAAATCTTATATAATATGCGTCTCCTTTAGCTACATATGCAGATGATCCAAGAGTACCTTTTCCTTCAATATAATTAATTGCATAACCATTTACTGCACCTGCATTATTAGCATATCCTACAGCCATACTATTTCTAGGAATCCATTGTATAGGATTTGTTCCACCATCAGCACCTAAATAATAATTTTTATTTCCACTTGCTACATTTTGTACTTCACAATTACCTATATGTGTTGCTTGATACACAGTCTGCGAACCTATATTACTTGTCGTTATTGCGGTATCGGAATCTTGTTTATTCGAGTCTAGTGTACTTAACGCACCTGTGACAGTACCGTTGCCAAGCGTTGATATATCTGTTGTTCCCATCTTCGATAAAAGCCATCTTACATTTTTAAAAATGGTAGATACCTTGCTAAAAATTGAAGCGTGTGTTTCTCCACTTGTCAGCAATGCCGGAGCTGTAGAATCGCCTGTCAATGAATCATTAGATGTGAATGTGACAGTGTTATCTTGGCTATCTCCATCGGTCGCTAAAGCTCCTATATTTTCGCATGTGATATTTACATTTCCACGTCTAAAATTTTTTTCATTTTCTCCCTTAACACCTGTTACCGGACTTCCGGATAAGACATCCCATTTACCGGCTCCTGTCTTGTAAACATTGCTTCCTGCCGGTTCTGTGATTCCAGAACCTTCAACAAAATCAGACGTTGTAACAAATTCATCGGATATATTATACATATCACCGGCAGATGCAGAGCCAACAGACGGAAGATTTGCGAACGATACAGTTCCCATCGGTCGCAATGCACCGCTGAATGATTCGGAGATAGCTTTCGCCTGTTCATAATACTTCTTTGCATTAGCTTCGGAAGTAGCGGCGTTAGACGCACTTGTAGATGCCGCCACCGCTTTAGATGTGGCTGTTGAAGCACTATTGCCTGCCGCTGTTGCACTTTGGGCTGCTTCACTCGCCTTTGTGCTTGCCGTAGATTCGCTTGTAGCGGCGGATGATGCACTCTTGCTTGCATTACTCTCTGACGTTGCAGATTTGGTTGCAGATGCACTTGCTGATGATGCACTTGATGCCGCTTCACTCGCCTTAGTGCTTGCCGTTGATGCAGAATTAGCAGATGCAGTCGAACTCTTGCTTGCCTGTTCACTGTAATACTTTGAGTTATCGGTATCTTCGCCATCACGAACGCCTGAACCTCCGATAGCGTATGATTGTGATAACTTGGCATTGTCGTATGCAGAATTGCTACTTGTCGTCGCTGAATTTGCCATAGATTCTGCCTTTGTTGCTTGTGCAGTTATATTTGCAAGATAACCTGTCTCAAGCATAGCATCTGTAATCGAACCATTTTTTACCGATGCAGATATCTTACCTGTCGAATCAACCGATAATGCGATTGTCGCAGAATCCTCGAACTCGTATTGTGTAATAAGCGCAGACATATCTACATATTGTTTAGAACCATCTGATAACGTAAGAACAAGTCTCTGATTTACATAATCGTACGAAAAATTCACAGCAATTTTTTCTAGGTTTGTATCATAATCTACGTGTGAACCGTTCTTGTACGTTACAGTAATAACGCCTGTATTGCTATTTAATGACACATCTGCAACCATGTCATTTACGACTTGCATATCTGCCTTAACGGTGTCAAGCGTTATTATTCTATCATCTAGCTTGTCGATTGCACTATCGCCAGCATTGAGGTTTGTTGCGTTCAATGGTGTGTTTGTGCTTGGTCGATTCAACCAATTTATTCTATTGAATATCTTACTCCATCCTTGTGACATTGCTATCTACCTCCTAACTTCTTCTCTAACTCTGCAATTCTTTCGTTTTGCGATTGCACCGTTGCTACAAGGTCGGCAATCAATTCCTCATATCGAATTGCCTTACCTCCATTTTCCCCGGTGTCAATATTTGCGTCGCAGTAAACTCCCCAATCGCTCTGCATAGAATCGTGAAGCTCCTGTGCGATAAATCCATGATGCAAGCGATCGGATGTGCCATCTTTATACTTGTATTCAACAGGATTCAAGGCATAAATAAAGTCACTAGATTTGTGTGTGTCTAGTGACTGAATATTTATCTTGATGCTTTTGTCTGAGGAAATAACCGGCGAAGATCCCAAATATGCAGTTCCGTTCGTAAAGAAACCAGCCGTTTCCACTTCAGCATAATCTCCGGTTTTTGGGTATCCATCTTCATATACTCCAACGCTCGTCGGTGTAATTATCGTGCGCCTTAATTTTGCTCCAAGAATAGATATTAGCTCCTGCATAATTAAATAACCGACATTATCTTCATATGCTTCTGCTGACAATCTCATTTCTGAATACTTTTGTCCATTGTAATAAAATTCACTCTTAAATGTTTTTGCATTGATGTCGCCTTCGATGTTTGCGTCATTGCAAGTCATTTTTCCTTCTTTTGTAACGCTGAAATTATCAGAAGTTATTGCAATATTCTTACCTGTAAGGTTGATTGTTCCTCCGGACAGAAGATTGATTACATCACTTGCAGATAGATTTATATTATCTGCGTCAACCTTAAATTCCGTTCCACTTCCTGTATCTCCGATAAGCGATACTTGAACAATTTTCCCTGTTGCAGAATCCACGCGAAGCACAATCTGCTGTTCAGTTTGTTCAATTCTTGTAGACAGTTCGTTTTCTGCGTCCGTTGCACGCTTAACTTCCGATTCCAAACCTTTCTCTGTGACTTGTACGGATGTCTTAACTTTCTCTGTCGTCTTGTTCAGACGTTGAAGTTGTGCAGTCACACCGTTCATATCGTTTTCAAGCATTTCTTTACCTTTACAGATGTAAGCATCTCGAAGTGCTTTGATACCTGTTAAATCACGTTGAAAAACGTATGCTTCAAAACCATATCCATTGACTTCTCCGCTTATAAAATCTCCACATTCAACGTATGGTTGACCTTTTATCTTTGACGAATTGATTGGTCGGTAAGATATAGACGAAATCTTACTCAACAAAGCATTCGCAAGTGCTGTAATCGTTTCGTGTGTCTGCCCAATAATCACGAAGTTATCTTGCACGTAATAAGGATTTTGATTGTACTCTGTCAATACCTGTGCGCCCTCTGAATCAACGATTATTACACCATCAATATTTGAAGTAAAGAAATCTTCAACAAGTGGATGCTCATACATAAGTGACGTAGGAATATTGAATGAATTTTCGCTACTTCCGCTTCCGGCAGATGGGTATAAATCGTTTGCCGGGAATAAATCATCAGCCGGCAACAACATAGAAGATTCAAGTGACAAATAATCAAGCTTGCCATATCTATCCATGCGTCCAAACACACCGCTGATTTCACATATCTGTTTCATTAACGAAAGTCCATTGATTCCGTTTGACGAATCAAGCTCCTTGGTAAGCATGATATTGTCTACGATCAGTGTTGCTTCGTTTTGCTCCACTCCGACATAATTGCAAAGGCTATCCCTAAAATTCTTAACGCTGATAGGAAATGTAAGGCTGTCATACCAATCTTTAACATCAACATCGAAATACCGCATTTTATCGTATGCGGTCAGTTTCTTATAGTCTTTGCCAGCATATTTCTCAATCGTTTCCACGTAGAACACGCCCAACGGAATCTCTGTTTTTTTGGTGATAAGTACCGGCTCGATTTCATATCCTTTAATTCCGCTATTCAAATTGAATACTGTCAATTCAAAGCTGGATGCATTACAACCGCCAAATTTCAACTGTTCTTCTTCACAAATTGATTCGTGCAATGTCATTTGCTCTGAAAGCACATCCGAACCCTTGATAGTTGGAAATGCATTATCTTTGAATCTCACTTCCAATTCAATCGGTGTGCCATCTTCGATATATAATTTTTTAATCTCTTCCGAAATCTTAATCATACTGTTTTCACTCCATAAGAAATCCATGCCATTCTTGTTGATAGATACTTGATTTCCTTTTCATCAGCAAAGTACATAGTTGGTTCAAAATCAGCCATGTACATATCACTTGTCACATACTTATCCAATTCAGGCACATAAACTTCAACACTTGCTTTTTTCTCAACTGCATTTGTATAGTTGGCTTGAATATTCGCAAAAATGCTTGACACCTGCGTATTATCAAGCATATTTCGTGTCTCAAATTCAACTTTCGGTGCAGTATTTTCCAAAGCCGTTCTATGTAAAATTCCATTTACATCACGTGTTGAATCCAAGTCTTGTCCGTAATTCGTTGCCTTGTAGCTTTCTGCCTTAATCATCGAAAGCGGAAATATGTAATTGCCAATCTTAATTAAATAGCCTTTATATGCCATCTAACCACCTCACATAAAAAGGGCAGACACATTTACGTGCCTACCCTATAAATTCTTAATATAACAATGGATTTGTACCTGTCCGGTTGTACGCTTGCCGGTTCGACCTCTTAACGCTCTCGAATATATCATTTGATGATATTCCTGTATCTTTTGCAAGAAGTTGTCTAAGCAAGTCATTCTGCTCACGCAATAACCGGTTCTGATCTGCCTGTGACATTGACATTCCATCTACAATTCCGCTTGCAATGTCTGTTGACATCCGACCGGTATCAATAACTGTCGACGTGCTTGTTGCCACATCTGTATTGATTGAAGATGCAATATCCGCTGACATATCCGCCAAGTCTTGCAATGGATCCGTAAACTGCAAAGATGTGTTGAACGCAGATGTCAAATCAGTAGCCATTCCGCTTGCATCGTTTAACAACTTAGGCATGGCACTTTCCATACCCAAACCGATGCCGGGTGGCAAGAATTGACCGATTTCTTTATTCCATAATCGAGACGGAGAATGAATACCAAACGCACGTTTTAATGCGGATGTCAATCCTCTTGCAAGAGACACGATACCGCCGACAAGCCCGGCTGGACCCGTGCTATTCCATTTGTTTGTTAAGCCGATTCTAAGTCCGTTGACAAGGTTCGCTCCGATCGGATTCCAATTCTCACGTTGAATTATTCCGCTCGTATTCTTTGTATGTTTTCTTGTATCGGATTCAACACCGCCCCATTGATTATTTGCTCCGCCACGAAGTCCACCTAAAGCGCCAACAAATGCGTTAGTCACGTTCTTGCCACCGTTTGATGAATCTACTTGCATCTTAGCAAATTTCTGCGCCATATCGGTTGCCATGCCATTAAGAGTTGTGCCAGAACCATTTTTCATGCCTGTAATTGCATTTATCACAGATGTTGACATTCCACCGGCTTTTGCGATTGCGTCAGACGACATACTGGAAAATGCACCAATTACAGATGCCGACAAAGTATTAGAAGCACTTGTTCCTCCGGTACTCATGGCGTTAAACTTTCCGATTACATTATTATGCATTGCAAGTGCATAATTTCCGACCGACGACGACATATTTGACATGCTTCTTGTCGTGTTCTGCGACATTTGAGACATCGTAGAACTTGTTGTGTTTTTCGTGTTATTCAAACGTTCTGTAAGTTCTTGATATGCACGAATAACAGGCGTTTTATTTTGCTCTACATTCTGTTTATACTTGTCGCCATAATTTGACATATTAGACAAGTGAGTTTTTGTCTTGTTATCCGTGTCATTTAAGCTTTTTGTCAGATTCTCGTATGCACGAATTATAGTTCCGGTATTTTTGTACTCGCCCGTCTTGTACTTGTCGCCATAGTTAGACATCTGCTTTGCGGTTTTTTTGTACTGATTGCCATAATGGTAAAGTTCGTCCGCTGCTTTTCCTGTTACAGTGTTTGTATTCTTTGTCTCGTCTCCGATTCTACGCATTGTAGGTGGAATCTTTGCGCCCAATTTTTCTGCTGTATCAAGTGCTTTTGCAAATGCATCTACACTATTCATACCGCGATTCATGTTTGTTTCCCACGCATCCGCAACAGCTGCAGCATTTTTTTGAGCTGTTTCCGTTCTTTGATTATTGAATAATTCCAAAGCTCGATTATACACAGACACGTAATCTGCGTCGTTTGTGTCTGTTGGGTCGGATGGGTCTAACGATCCTATATTTTTTACGTAATCTATTGTTTTTTCTACCGCAGAATCAATCTGCTTGTGAAATTGTTCGTATATCTTTTGCCCAATTTTATATCCGATAATTGCCGCGCTTATTCCAGCAAGTAAAGTTGTGCATAAAGCCGCTCCAATTTCGTAAGCTGTACCGGCTCCAAACAAAACAGATACGTTTGTCGTCATTCCTGTCCACGCAGTTCCTAAAAGCCCCTTTATAGAACCTTGGATTGCGCTTATTGTGCTTGTTGAAGCTGCCGCACTTGCTGCCGCGCTTGTCGCACCACCTGTAATAGCTCCTTTAATTGCATTTATTGCAACATCCGATAATTTGACCGCTCCAATAGCAAGAGACAAAGAGCCTATGGTAATTCCTATTGATTTAGGAATATTGATATTCCCCTCTTTATCAACCAGCCACTTTGCTACCGCATCTGCAAACTTGCTGAACGATGTATTTTTGTATAACCAATTTCCAACCTTGAAACCAACTACTGCAGTTGTAATTGAGATAGAAATTGCTTTGCTAAGAGGAATGGTTTTATCGCCAATTCCTGTTGATATTTCCTTTGCAAGCAAATTCTTTAACACGCCTGTGGCAATCTCTTTACCGCCATGCATCCATTTAAAAGCACCGATGGCAATTACAACCGTATCAAGGTCTAATTCGGTAAGGAAATCAACACCACCTTTTAATACATCCGACCATGATATATTTTTTAAGGCAGTAAATATTGTATCTTCGATTCCATCTACCCAACCATTGATAGCCTTTGCAAACTTCTTAAAATCAAAGTTTTGGAAAAATCCGTTTATTCCATACGCAATGGACAATCCAAGGTCGTCAAAATCAAAGTTATCTGTAAAACTAAGTGATGCAGTAATTGCAGTGTTTAACGAATTTGCAATAGTTTTTCCTGTTGCGTAGAAAAGCTGTGGAGATATAAGACCTGTTAAAAAGTCTGCCAATCCTTTACCGAAATTCTCCGCACCCTTGTAAGCACTATCCCAATCAATGCTTTCAAGTTCTTTCTTCAGATTTATTCCGATGTATTCTCCGAGTCCTCTAAGGTTAGAAATGGCACTCTTGTAAAGTCCCTCTGTCTCTGTGACATTAAACTTCATTCCACCACTTGAACCACCGGAAGATGCACCGCCACTACCACCAGAACCACCACTACCACCGGAACTATCGTTAGGCGTATTCAGTACATTCAGTTCGTCGAAGCCTTGTAATTGTTGCTTCAACTTTTTTGCATTATCAGCCGCTTTTCCTGTGCCGGACGCAAGGTCGTCCGCGCCCGTTGCTGCATTCTCGAAATCATCTGCAAGTGCGCCACGTTGGATTTCCAATTTCCATCCGAATATTGCTCCTAAAGCATTGACGATACTCTCCGAAAAATTGATAACTGCATCCAAGCCTTTATTAAGTGCTTGAAGCAAAGGCTTTAACATGTTGATGCCAGCATTACCCCAAATAGCACCAAGTCGCTTGAAATTCTCACCAAGTAATCGCACTTGGTTGTTCCATGTATCAGCGGTTCTTGCGAAATCGCCTTGTGCCATTGTGGTTTGCGACATAACGTACTGATAGCGAAGCATTGTCTTTTCTGCTTGTGACATGCTGTCGATGTTTGCATTCAATCCGTTATTCATCGCCCATTGTTTCAACGTAGCCTGTGTAAGATCAAGACCATATTTACGAAGCGGAACAACCATACCGGTATATACCGCTTGTAAATCTTCCGCAACATCAGCCTGTGATTTGTCGTAAAATGATGCAATATCGCCAGCCAACTTAGTCAGATTCAGAGACACATCTGCCATGTCGTCAGATGCTTGTACATAGCCATCTGTGGACTTTGCAAGGAAGTTGTTCGCATCTCCGACTTGCTTTGCGGTGATGCCCATAGCAATACCCATTGATTGATATGTTGATGCATATTTTTTGAATGACAATTCGGACATTCCAAGCGTATAAATCGCATTCTTAGCTTGTTCTTCGACTTTGTCCATAGACGGTCCAAAACTGTGACTTACGACATTTTCGACCTCAGTGAGTGAACCCGAAATATCTATTGCTTTACGGAATACTCCTAACGCTCTGAATAACATCCAATACGTTGCATATACCTTGCCGATTGCAGATGCAAGGTTGAATGAATGCTTTGATGCTTTTCTTGCGGAATTTCCCCAGCTATTCAAAGACGATGTAAGTCCGCGTGTCACACCGCCAACACGATTACCATTCGACGCAAGCTGTCCGATCGCCTGTGTCATTTGGATAATGTTTGCATTAACTGTCGGTGCGGTTGACATTGTTTGCATAAACCGTTTCAATGCTTCCGCAAGTGCATCAAGATTTGCGGCGGTCTGTGCGGTTCTGTTTCCGGCAGATGCAAGAAGTCCTAACGCCGATGCAAACTGTATTGTATTTTCTGATACAACACCAGCTTTTGACAACGAATTTATAAGTCTTTTAAGGTTTGCACCTAAAAGCGGTAATGCTGTGCTTGTTGCCTGTGCATTTGCTCCTGCACTTGCTAATCTCGACACCGCATTTACGACTTGAATGGTATTGCTTGCAACACTTTTGGATCTACTTAGCGCAGATGTAAGTTGATTTATGTTCGACCCTAACTGTGCAAAATTCACGGAGTTAAGTCCGCTCACGTTTGAATTTGATAACCGCGTAATTGAATTTATAAAATTCACAAGGCCTTTATTGTCAAAATTTAAACCGCTAAGCGTTGCAATTCCACTTGCAAGCGGTGTCAACGTGCTTGATAACTGCGATAGCTTTGTTCCATCCACCGCTTCAAACTTCTGTATTCCTTTGGCAATTCTCGTAAAATCGGACAGTTTCACGCCTTGGAAACTCTGCATTGCGCCACTAAGAATATTTACGCCACTAGCCAGCTTTTGCAGGCCTTTTGTGTCTACACTACCAAGAGATTTAGACAGAACACCCAATTTATTTATGAGTTTGTCGATTTCGTTATTCGCCTTTGGCGCTTCCGCCCCGATTTTAATTTGCAAGCTATCAATATCCGTTGCCACGATTCCACCAACTTTCTGCCATTACATAGTAAAAAAGACGACACAAACTTATGTTGTACCGTCTGTATTGTCCTTATTTTTTGGATGCTCTAATTCATAATTTGCCTGCATAGCAAGAAGTCCAGCCAAAAATGCTTCACGTTGCTTTTGCAAATCTTCTTCTCGCGTTTCCATAGCCAAGATAACAGGTTTTTTCATATACTTTCCTTTTGGATTCTTTGCAAAGTTTGCTTCAATAGCAACCGCAACCGCAGACATAGTGTACTGACCATTCATCCAATTTAGAGCATCTATCTGTTTGATTTTTTGCTTATATCCGTCACGTACATATTCCAACTTACGCGGATTCATATGCTTAAATTCTTCATACGAAATTCCCATAGAATATGCCGAAGGGAAGAAACCCTTCCATATTACTTCGTGGACGCTTTTGAAGGCTTCTTGTGGTCTTGTGGAACTACCTTCGGTGTCTGTTCCACATTCTCTTCCTGCTCCATTGCCTGATTCATGGTCTCGATCATCTTCTCGATTCCACTCATCACGAAAAAACCGTCATTCTCCATGCATGGCATCAGCACTTCATTGTACACGTCCGTGCAAGACTTCTTTTCTTGTTTCATATATTTCTTCAACAGAGTTTTTGCTTCGTCCATAGAAACCGGGTTATGTTCTAAGCATCCGGCATAAATAGCAAGCACGCAAATCTTAGGAATTGTAGCCAGCATCTCACTTGTTCCATCAAGCATTGCAACCGCAATATTGTTTCCCTCCTGTGCCGACCGCGCAATATAGATGCCTGATTTAACCTCAAACATTTTTTGCACAAGGTCTCCCACTTCTACTGCATCAAAACCAAACTCTAACTTATATTCTTTTCCATCAACTGTAATTGTTTTCATAATTAAATACCTTTTACCTTTCCTCCTATGTCTTTCACATAGGAAAGGGGCAGACCGAAGTCCGCCCTTTCTGTGCAATGTCATTATTCATCAGCATACGATGAATAGGTGTTTACCGCATTCGATTCTTCGTCACTCATCACTGCGGTATCAGAATTTAACGAGTGACTAACTATTCCCCCGGTGTAAATGCCACGGATGTATCCATTCCCTTGTACTCTTCAATCGTAAGATTCATCTCGATTGTAAGCAGTTCGTTCTGTCCGATTTCCGGCTGTGGGATCTGCTCTGGTGGCTGTGCTACAACAAAGAACGACTTCTCGATTCCCGGAATAATTGTCTCAAACCACATTCTCTTTCCACCGGACAATGCCTTGTACTCTGTGATAAGAGCCTCCCACTCTGCGATTGTCTCAGTTGTAAAGTTTACTGTTACAGGGAATGAACCACCTGTATCCGCACGTCCTTTTACATATCTTGTAATAAAATCTTCCAATGCAGATGCATCAATTTGTTCCGGCTCAATATTAATACCGCCTATTGCGTTGATACGTGTCAACTGCTTAAATGACGTTGGCTTTGTTCCAGCGGTTGCCTCTGAGCCATAGCCGAATGTAATTCCAAGTGTTGAAATACCTGCTGCTGCCATCTTTTTTACCTCCTTAAAAATTTGCATAAAAAAAGAACCCAAAACAGGTTCTTAAATTATTTATCCATCAATCTATCATTTGCTCCGAGTATTCTTCTGAATCTCGCAATGCTTCTGTACACTGTTCCATCAGACTTAAATTCCGGCATTGGTGTTGCCTCGAATCTCATAGTCTTAAATACGTCTGCGACTATCGCAAGCATAATCTTTGCATCATACTGTGATGTGTTCGTGAACGTCTGAACCTCAAACGTGGTTAAAACTCCGTTGATATTCTGCCCGTCCAACGTCCTTCCTTGCTCTGTTCCGGGCAATTCGTGAACGTATATGGTTGGAAATGTTGGTTTTGACAAACTGCTTTCGACATTTGTTATCGTAACGCCTTTTTGCCACTTCATACTCGGAAATTTCTTTCTCAGCCTTGGAATGGCATATGAATTAAGAATACCAAAAACCTTTGTTTCATTTTCATAAGCCCATGTGTTATCAACCATTCTTGAATACCTCTTTTACAGTTTTCTCGACAATCTTCATAAGTTGCAGCGATGTATAATACATAAAAGGTCTGCTTGGCATACCTTTTGTGATATGCAGTTTTCCATCATCTCCGATGTAAGTCCAATAATATTCGCCAGCCTTAACAAATGTATCTCCATTTATAGATATGTCTTGCATAGCCTGTCCAATTGTCTTACCGCTTGCGTAGTTCCATGTTACGCCATCCGGCAATTTTCCCGGATAAGGTGATTGCTTACCTACAATTCCGGTTCCGAACTCAACGAACATCGCATGATCTGTACCAGCCACAACCGCCCATACACCACCGCCCTTGACACTTCCAACATATTCAGAGTGAATGCTTTTAATCAAATCTTGATTAAATATCGCATCAAGGTCTGCAATCTGTACTCTCGCAATCTCTACGCCCTTTTCAGCTAACTTTTGAGCGACCATTTGACATTTATATGTCAAACTATCTTGATACGCTCTAAGCTGTTTTATCGCGTTCTGTATGCTAGATTGAGACAGACAATTCATACTGATTGTCTTTTTTCTTGCCATGCCATCACCTACTCTGCGTTTTTTACGTTCTTACGCAACAGATAAAGGTCAACCGTCAATCCCTCGTCCGCAACGCCCTTGACGATGTAATCTGCCGATGCGGAATCAATAATTGTCTTTTCGTTGTCCTTATAACCTACTTCCGATCTCTTCCAAATCAGCGCACCTTCGACAAGTGGAAATGCATTTTTGTCCGTGACAAGCTGCGCGTAGTTTGTAGAATCATCAATACCAAATTCTTTTGCGGTCGCTTCGCTTAGTTTGTTGCTGATAGACGAATAAAAAATAACAGGCTCCGTATATGCTTCAATCGGTTCTCCTGTTACTTCTGGTATTTTATTGCCATCTTCATCCAAATATGGAATAAACGTGCCATCATCGTCTGTATATCCGGTATATATGATATTCCCATCATCGTCACGTCTGTACTGCGGTTGCAATCCAAGGCTAAGTGAATACATCATCTTTTGCTTGTTGATTTCCAACGACATTTACTTCACATCCTTACCGAAACGCTTCCATAATTCAGATAGCTTTTCCCATCCGAACATGGCTACAAACGCCACAATAAATCCGGCAATTACGGATGCAACGATCATATACCATAGCATTTCAGCTTTGATATACTGCATATAAGCGATGAACGCTGTTACAGTAAGAGCGATTGAAAGCACAAATACAACCAGGTCTGTTGGTACACTCTTAAATATGCCTTTAATTACCTGTGTAATTACAGACACAGTAAATGCTAAACCTCCAACTACAGCAAGTAAAATAGTTGCGTTGCTTAATAATTCCTGCATTATTCTTTACCTCCGTTCTTTAAGTGTATTTGCTTAATTTCCTCATACATTTTTGTTATCATTCCGTTTCCGCCAAGAGCGTGATAAGCGTCGTACATTTCAGAGAAATTCTGATATGCGTAAGATGGTATCTCTCCCAGCGAAACGTATTTATCGTGGTACTCTATAAGCTGCACACGCAAAAGTAACATTGTTCCTTTGCTGTTTGCATCCTTATCTTTCTTTTGTTGCTTTAGAAGCCAGACAATATATCCGAGCATTATCGGAAGAACGACTGTATATGTCTGTAACAAAAACTCTTTCATTCTGTAGCTCCTATTTTCTTTTAGTTGATGTGCCGCCCACCACCCTTGATGCACACCGCCTGCTACCGCATCTGCACTGCAAACACAATAACGCACAATCTTCTTTTATAATGCCTTTACAAACGGATATACACCCACAAACAAGCTGTCTCTATCTCTCCAATGGCGTGATACTCCATTTTCTGAATAGCTTGTCATGTAGTTCTCGCCAGCTTGTGAATAGTCGTACACAACAAGGTTTACTATGACACCCTCAAAAAAGTTCATATCTTCTTCAATCATTTCCTGTGTGTAAGAATCCGGGTAGCACCGCTTTGCAATAACATCTTTTTTTGCTTGCTCAATTAGTTGTTCAATAATCGGATTGTTTTCGATTTCATCAAACACAACAACATCTTTTCCGTCAGCTTTCTCCATATGAAATTGTTTCAATCGAATTTTGACTTGTTCTAATGTTGTCATATTTATTCTCCTATAAGCCCAAAACGCTAATCAAACAATCTTTCAGCTCTTCGCCTGTTTTTTCTTCTGCATCTTCAATTCCGTATTCAGAAGCAAGTTCTCTAAGATTCCCAACAGGCATACGCTTAATTTCTGTCTTTGTAAAATTTTTTTCCGGTGGCGTCATAAAGTCAGAAGTATCAGAGGAAGTGTTTTTATCCACTTCCTCTGCAATCTCATCTCCAACTTGATACCACACGCCATTATATTTAATGCCGTATTCAGCGATCATAGGCTACTCCTTAACCTTCATTACAAGCACGCTATCCATTCCCTCAAATGTAGGCAGACCAATCATAGATACTACGCAATGAGTATTGATTGGATGATTTGTTGCGTATGTGTAAACTGATACACCTGTCTCGACAATAGACAGATTTCCGTCCGTGAGACTTCCGCTTCTCTCTTCTGGTGTCTTACCAAATACATAATCGCCAAGGAAAACGCCTGCTGTCTGTGCAGATACGATTCCTGTTGGCACAAAATACTTGGTTGTTCCTGTTTCATCAATATACAGTTTGTCGTATACCTCAATCTCGATTCCGTATCCACGAAGATACTCTGTAACTTGTGCCTGCTGCAATCTGATACCGCCATTATAAGCTGTGATACCAAGCACCTGTTTCTTTGTATCCTCTGCCTTGAGTACCATCTCCCATGTTTCGGTGTTCATCGTAAATCTTGTAAGAGAATATCCTGTAGCCTTTGCGAAATCTCTACGTGCTGTAATCAGATCATCAAGAGGTGCCGCTGTTGAAGGTTTATCCCATGTGCTTGTTCCTGTAATAGCCTTAAAGTGCTTTTGCTTATGTTCTGCTCCTTCATCCGATGTATAATCAACATAATATGGCTTGTTGTCGATAACGACCTTTACTCTTGGAATACCATCTTCCGGTGCAAGCAACTGCCAAATCTGTCTCTCTGGTACAACAAGCGCACCCTCGATGAGGTTCATAGGTTTCTTGCTGATTTCTCTAAGGACATCATTTGCAAGGCTTGAATTTTCTGCGCTTCTGTAGTTATCGTAGTCCTGCTCTTCTCTCTCGGTAACCATATATGATTCCCGGTAAAAAGGCATTTCATTTTGAATGTCAGAAAAACCTCCAACATCTCTCAACTCTGCCTGTGCATCAAAGTTTGATGCCTTCAAAGAAACCGGAAGTCCGTTCTTTCCCTTAATGAATCTAAGAGAAAGAGAACTCTGCTTTCTCGTTCCAAACTTCTGTCTGCCAAGATAAGGGGCAGAACCTAATGTCTTTTGGTAATTGTCCCACATCACGCCGAGGCTTCTCGCCGTGAATGCTTCTGATAATGGTAATGCCATGTTCTTCTACCTCCTAAACACTTTCTGTTGTAGCTTTAATTGCCGGCGCACCATAGAATGTTACTCTTGGTGTTGCCGATCTTGCCTTGTCTGTAATTGAAAGTCCTGTAACCTTAGTCCAATCAATCGTTCCTTGATATACGTATGTTCCTGGGGCATCTCCCTGTGTAACATCAACGTCGTGGAGTAAATACCCAACGCAGTTTTCGTCGTTACTTGGAAACGGCGTGCCAGCTTTTACAATTTTTCTTCCGTTTTCGTCTGGACTTGATACGGATGCCTGTGTTACAAGGCACGCTGCACCTTCATACGGAAAAAACTTCAAAATTCCTTTTTCCTGAGAAAAATCTCTTACGATTGGTTTTCCCATCGTCTCTACCTCCTGTTAAATCACATAACTGTTTTTTGCTTCTGAATTAGATGCTGGATTGCCAAATGTTATTTTTTCTGCATTTTCAACATCTGCTGTCTTATCTTTATCTTTGCCGCCAGCACTTCCACCGCCCGGTACATCTTGATTCTTAGCAATCTCTTGTTCCTTTGCTTGTGCAGCGGCTGTCTCTTTGTCGGACATAATCTTTCCAAGAGATTCATAATCAAGGCTTCCATCGTCCTTGACTACTGTCTTTGCCTGCTCAGCCGTAATCTTGAAGTTAGTCATGGCGGCTTCTCTCTGATCTCTAATTGCATTGTCTTTCTGCAATTTAGCAATCTGCTCATTTGCCGCTTCCAATGCTTTGTTTGCTTTCTCAACTTCCGTCATCTGTCCGGCTTCTAATTCATCAAGTTTCTTCTGCAATTCATCAGCCGTTCCAGCCTTGGCTTTATACTCATTAGCTTTAGCATTTGCTTTCTGAATTGAGCTTCCATAATCTGCCATGATCTTGTCTGCGTTTTCGTCACTAACTCCCATAGCGATCAATTCTTCTCTTGTCATAATTACCTCCGACATGTCATACGAATTTTTATACGGTGCAACGACACCGAGTGACATTGCTGTTTTATACGCTCACAGCTTTGCGAATTTATAAAAATAAAAGCAACTACCGATTATTCAGTAATTGCTTTATCTTTCTTATTCATTTGATCTACTATTTCTTGTGCCTTTGCTTTTTGCGCTTCTGCATCATCAATAGTCTTATACAGATTTTCGAGATACGGTTTCGACAAGTTAAATGTCTTTTCTGCGTCTCCCCACAATCCAACTGTTGCTATCGCAATAAGCGGATGTATTCCGGCTTGAAGCAATACTGTAAGTGTTTGTGCCTTGGTGTACATATTATCCTGTGGACTATGATTGATCTGCACGTCAAAATCTCTTATTGACAACTTTAGATCGTTATCATTTACTCTAAGGATATTTAACACGACATTTGCAAGTCTCTTTTCTGCCGATTTAACAATTGGGTCTTTCAGCTTTGCTCTTGTCTTTGAAAAATCCCAGCCATTACGAAGTTCTACAGCTCCCTGTGTATCTCCGCCGGTATTTCCTTGTTTGTTTGGGATTGCCAAAATTGATAGTGAATTATCCCATATATCATCCTTTGCGACTTGACATTGTGTTTGATTTAATTCCTGTGTCATAATATCGACATCGGATTTATTATCTCCATTGTTTGACTTAACTGCCAAAGCATGGCTTTTCTTCATTTTCTCGAACTCTGCTTCGTCGATTTGGCAATTCACAAATTTTATCCAATATTGTACAAACTGTTCAACGCCATCCATTCTATTGGACTGCATATTGTTTATCGCATCCAGCATACCAATAACAAGCTCGATATCTGAAATTCTTTCGTGATTGTTAGGAAACTCAACAATCGGTATTCCGCCGTATGTGTGAAGTTTGCTCTCAATCAATTTTCCGTCTTGAATCTTATAAGATGTCGTATCGGAAAATGCTAATTTATACCAATTTCCGTTTTCGTCTTTTAACTCCTGAACGGAAAGCATCGGTTCTTCTGTGCTGTCGTTATAGATTGTGAAAGTATTCATCGGTGTTGGTGCCACAATTAAAAATGGAACATCTGAATTTGCTTTAGGTCTTGCCGCCTTAAATGATGTTCCTGTTGCGGATTGCCACTCTCCAGCTTTGATGTCTTTTTCTTGCTTGTTTGCATCTGCCATAAAATCATTGAGCATATCCACAGCCTTGTTGACTGCTTCATCATCTTTTCGGCTAATGAATTGAATCGGCTCGCCGTAGGTCTGCCCCACTTTGAACTGAACAATTTCGTATGCATGATTTTCCACGATTCTGTTTGTGATATCTTCATTTGTTAACTTCTGTCGATACAAAATCGGTTGATCTCCCTTGTAATAATTCCAAAGATATCGGATAACAGATTTGTTGTAGTAAAATGTTCCAATGCATTCTCCAATAACTTTGACAACATTATCTGCGGTTATCTTATCAACGCTTGTATATGCAATTTTTCTTCCGTATCGACCTTGAACAAGGTCTTGTAGATACATTCTGTTATTCATTCTGCCACACCTAAATAATCATTACTCCGCTAGAAACTTCTCTTTGCGGTCTGTCTTTTATCTTTATCTCGTTGTCTGCCGGATTGAACAAAACTCTTTTACCGCATTTCCGGCAACTATATGTCATTATGAATGATGACCGCCCATCATAGATGCCAACCTTACGTTTGCATCTCGGACAGTAAATTGTTTTACTTTTCATCCTATGCTCCTAAAAAATTGCATTAAAAAAGCACCGCGATAACGTCACGATGCTTTTCCAAGGATTTTTCTGTGAAAGAAATTGAAATGTCTTTAGACAACATTTGCATTTTAACTATACTATATGTTCTGCAGCGAAACAATATGCAAACATACGCAAAATAACACAAATGTACGCAAACTTACGCATAATATAATTTTCCAAACATTTTTTCGAATGTTTTCATTGCTTTTGATTTAAGTAAATCAACTTTTCTCGTGCTACAATTCTTAAACTTTGCACACTCTTTTATGTTATATCCATCAACAAAGTATAAATGCAGTATCTCATACTGTTCCATATCTTCCATCTGGTCGATCTGCTTAATAATTTCTTGCTTCTTAGACACGTAAACATCAATCATGTGGTCGATTTCTTTCTCCGTATCAATAATCTTCACAACTGTATCTCCCAACTTGTCACGCTTAATAGAAGTTTGCACTCGCTCGCCATCACCGTTTCCACCTGTAGATGTCGCAATTTCACGTAGCCGATTTTTTTCTGCAATCTTCCTGTCAATCTTAATATCAAATTCTTTGATTTGCGATAAGTATTTTGCTGTGGTCATTTAGTAGCCTCCTGTCCTAAACGGATTTGCCGTTGCTGTTGCCGTTGCAAGATTATTTGGATTTTCTATAAACATTTCAAGCTGTGTAAGTCCATCGGCAGCATCATCATGTTTGTTCTCTCCAATTGATACGAACATAGTCAATTCATCCATAGCCGCTTGATATTCGTCGTTTCTTCGGTATCGAACAACGCCTAATTCTGCATCTTTCTGTAACTGATCTTGTGTAACCTTTTTTGATTCAAGGAAAATAAATTTCCTTTTGATGTCTCCGGAATACGCTATAATTTTTGATAGCTTTTCAACTTTGTTCGGCGCTTTCCTGCTTGTACACGAACATTTATATTTCTGATCCTGCAACCTTTCATCAACATATTGGCAGTATAATTCTCCACCTGTATTTCCCTCAAATCGTGTTTGCCTTATTCCGTTCCCAATGATTCTTCCTACCACCAAAGGCAATGTAACTTCTTTTGCCCCTTTATTGAATACCCAATCATAAATATATACATCTCCGTTATCGTATTCTGCACCAATCGGCATTGATAGACTATCTCCGCCGCCCCATGCAACATCCACAACTCCAATACGGCGAAAATCTCCATCCGGCAATATTCCATTAAAATATCTTAATTCGTCCGTAGGGAAAAGCAATCCCTCACGTACAAATGGTCGCTGCATAAATTTAGCTTCCCACTCTGCCTTATCGAGTTTTTCCCTCATATCTCTGTAATATGCCGTAGAAAAACCATTTATTTCATAATCAAAATTACTTTCGTCGTTTTCATCAAGCGCCGGTATTCTTCTAAATCTATACTCCGGATTTCCGTCATAAGATTTTCGTAATCGTTCCAACGGGTCAAGGACATTCCATAATGTACCGACCATCAGTTCTCTTGCTCCGTCATTTTTACGGTCAACCATCTTATTCAGATATTCTTGATACGTATTTTCCATTCGAGTAGGGCTAAGAGAATGTTCACGATCTCTTACCAAGTCATCTACGTACAAATATCCGTCTTTTGATACATCGACCGCACCTGTCCATGTTCCATCAATGCCTCGGCAAGTAACCGTCGCGAATCTATCTGGATCACCCAAAGTAATAGTAAACTCATCCGCACTTTTGTCTGTTACAAGAGATTTATTTGCATATTCTTGATTCCAAAAGAAAAATAATTCATCAAATGCATATTCTTCTGTCGAAAACAAATTCATAAGCTCCTTATAAAATCCTTTTGCAAGGATTCCAGAGTGTCCTCCCATTGCAGAGTGGCTATTTGGTCTACGCATTGCAACCCAAGCAAGAAAGAATATACATATTGTTGATTTTCCGACACGGGATGGCATTGACAAGCCGTAAAATTTGATCTTTCTGTTTTCCAAATCTTCAAGGTCATTTACAACAACCTTCAAAGTTTTTCTTCTTGGATAATAAAACCGCTTACTCCAATTACGTTTGCGCTCCATATAATACATAAAGCTCTCAAAATTGTAATAGCTTTCCAATTTTAGAAGTTCATAATATTTGTCTATCAGGTCATATGGCGTATTATGATTTTGTGCATATTTCTCTAAATCCCATATAGTTCCACCTGTCTGTTTCATGCAGAATTGCTCTATAATGCCCTTGGAACGCTTTGTAAGTTGTAACCCATACTCAATATCCTTTTCGCCATTGATAGCCACCTTACAGGCTTCTACGTAGGCAGATATTACGGATTCATCGACAAGATGTGTCTTTATAAAATTGTCATATTGATTTACTGTGTTGATTAGTTCTTTAGATGCCAAAGAAAAAGCACCTCCGCTCATTCAAGCAGAGATGCCGAAAAGAAATCTCTGCCTATAATTTTTCTAGGTTAGCGACTACAATCAATCTGTAGCCGGTAAAATTTTGTTAGAATGTTGGCATTGCTTCATTGCAAGACGGATGTAATTTATTCAGAAGCGCATTATAATCATCAATCACATATCTTACCGGAATTGCGTATGCTTTAATGCCATATTTTTCTGCTGTTTCTCTTTCGATCTGACAGCCGTTCCAATCGAAACTCTCACGTATTCCAATAAATACATCAGCCTGTGCCAGTTTTTTAAGGCTCTCGCCTAAATACCATACAGCTTCTTTGCTGTCTTTAGGTGGATTGTCCTCAATGTAGCTGTCGATAAGCTCTAACTCTTCGCCCTCATATATTTCAGCAATCTTTTTCATCTTCTGAATACTTGCTTTGATTTCTTCCTCTGTTCTGCCTTTCATTGGCACGCTTACAAATAATTTTTTCATAGTTTTCTATATCTCCTTTCACTTTATACATAACACCTTTTCAGAAACTTCAATACATTCTTTTCTCTTCTCATCATTGGTGCATTTACCATTTGCATTGTATCGGCAAGAAGTCAGATTGCATTTTTTATTTTCATAAGCATTATTTATATTATCAATCCATTCATGAAACGGAACATTATTGATTGTGGCATTGTCTAATGCTTCATCAGCCGCTTTTTGCACTATTTTTTGTATTGATAGTTTCATTCCTCATAAACCCCTCAAAATCTTCCATACATTTATAACACAAGTCGTATGTGGCATTTAAAATACCATTCTTTGTAATGGTATTTCCGCACAATATTCCATTTTTGATTTCTGCACCGCACCTGTCGCAAGTGTACCATTCTTTTTCGTGTTTCATAAAATCCCTCGTTTACAAATCAAGTTTATTCAAATAATCTGTTCCACTATTTTTAAGTGCCTTGCTGATGCCGTTAATCATATTAGCCATTGTCTGTTCGACTTCCTTTATCTTTTCAACGTTTCCGCCGCATTGTAATGATAAATAGCTTTTCTGCCAAACGGTTGCATTTGTAACTATACTATTGTGGACATCTTTCTGTGTAATCATCATTTCACCAACTTTCTACCACACATAGGACAATAGTTTATATCCACGTTTCCGTAATATACATCATCCTCATAATGATATTTATTGAACCCATAAAAGCAAAGTTTATCGTCGATATAGCATAAAATAATTTTTTCTCTCGCAAAACCTATTTCTGTACACTCTATCTCTTCACCGTATGATATTCTTTTTATATCTTTGCAAAATTCACACATATCTATCACTCCTATATTCGCTTCATGTAAATATTCTCTCTGATCTTCCCGGAAAAGAAGTGCTGCAAGCTCTTAGATACGCGCCTGCCATTCATCTTGTAGTCGGTTGCAAAGTAATCATCAATCATCCACATATAATCTTCTGCTTCACAATCAATCACTTTTCCGGTCGGATGGAAATATGCATCGACGATACTCTTAATTGCACTGTCTGATACGTCTATATGCCTTGTATTTGAATTTTCATTGTACCTGTCGATAAAATATAGGATAATGTTTCTAAGGTCGATTATTCGGCTTCCTAGCGTGTATGGTTCTGCATATTGACTAACAAGGTTTGGAACATCATCAATTCGATATTTAACATTGCTTTGCTCGAAAGCCTTTTCGGGAGAAAAGCATAATGTTCCTTTTTCTTTAGAAAAAGCATAAGAGTAATCTTTAGTAGTATTCTTTGGTATTGGTCTGTCATATTGTCCTTCTCGACAGGACATTTTGTCCTCTTCGGAGATTTTATTAGAATCATAAGCCTTTATCATCTCTTCAAGCACTTCAAAATCTATTGAATACCACTTTGTTTTATCAATGCACATCTTGTTATAATTTGCAGAAATGACGATTCCTTTGTTTTCAAGCCGTGTGAAGGTTCTTTGTATTGTTTTTTCACTCCAATAAGGAAAATCATTTTCTCTCCACTCTGCGTAAGAGTTATAAACCCAATATTTTCCATCAATAAAATTCTTGTCAGCCTTTTTGTTGATTTCAAGCCAATAATTTAACTGATTAAGAATTATTGCTTCGTTCAGATCGCCCAATACAAGTGCTAAATCTGTATTTACAATAAGTGTCTTTGACTTATCTATAAATAAATCTCTCAAATTCATTTTATATTACCTCCTGTGAAAGATAACAGCACTCCACTTGTGCTTAGAACCTGTGAACAACAAATCAGCAAACAGGCGGTCACAGTTCCGCTTTTCGCTTCGTCAAGCTAGTTTGCTGTAATCGGATAGACAGGACTTGAACCTGTGGCGACCATCTACGCTACCAATACCGCAGTTGGCGTTCTCCCAATTGAACTACTATCCGTTGTGCGGTTTCTGATATAGGAAAGTATCATCCGACCACTTATTACCACTTGTCCATGTTCGACTGTCAAGCAACCCATATCAGCATTTTTATTGATTCGGCAGGGAATACCGCAACGCCTGCCTATCCGGTCGCTATCCGGACTCTTGATGCGGTGTGGATTTGCACCACACATGAAATTCCGTTAGTTAGTCTGCACCTACGAATAGGGAAAAATGGATTTTTATTTTCTAACGGATTTATTGATGTAATTGCTTACAGCTTTTTACCAGACTTGTTAATAGCAATTCTTGTCGCACATCTTTTTCTTAACCATTGATTAGCGTTTACCTATTTCGCCACGCATCAACTCACATGTAGATGGTTTTAGAGAAACAGAGATAACCAACAACTTATTCCCCTTTTCAGTTTACATGTGAAAACGCCGACATCGTGAATCGAACACGAACAACATTTATATGTTGGATAGCTTAGCAAGCTATTGGAATACCATTATCCCATATCGGCAAAATACCGCCTGTGACGGTATGCACATCCGAAAATGTGCATGGTTGGATTCCACAACATTGGGAGAACAAAAAATGCCCCTTTGCAAGGGAATCGACACGGAAGACTCGAACTCCACCTATATCGCAATATGCGAATTATGCTAGCCAATTACACTACATGTCGAAGCGACTTTTTTCGCCGCGGGTTAGTCGAAATTGTGTGGCGCACGCGTGAACACCGCGCAAAATCCAAGACTGTTCGTTAGTCACGCACCGCGAATCAGTGACATAGAATCAGACAAGATATTACACTCACAACCCGATAAAAAATAGTTTGTTGCGCCAAAACGTATTCCTGGGTATGCAGGTTGTGAGATACGAAGCACCTGGAATCGAACCAGAATTTACGGCTGGGGTGTGTAAAGCCGTATGATCTGCCATTGATCTATGCTTCGTGTGCGCATCCTCTTGGGGATGGAAAATGCGCAAAGGAGAAATGTGTGTTCCCCAGTGGATAAAAGGGGTTTATACGTGCCGGTATTCAACCGGCAAAACCCACCGAGCCTTGTGACGGCTCTTTAATCAGCATTCCGCTAGTGGGTTACGAAAGGAGGACCCTAAAATGAAAAACATTAAGAATCCAAACTGCCCTAGTTGGATTCGAACCAACAAATGCAGGAGTCAAAGTCCTGTGCCTTACCTTTTGGCGATAGAGCATAAAAACGCTTATGCAGCGTATTCTGACAAAATCCTGTCTAAAGTCGGTCGTGATACACCGATATTCTTCGCAAATACAGACTTGGTAATCTTACCGGAACGGTAAAGAATCAAATTGCTGTCAAGCAATTCACTATCTACAGTTTTCTTTGTGCCGCCCTTGTATTTTCCTTCTTTCTTTGCGATGGCAATCCCTTCTGCCTGTCTCTCTCTGATATGTTCTCGTTCAAGATTCGCAACATAAGAAAGAATCTGTAATACCAGATCAGCGATAAATGTATCTGTCAAGTCTCCGGTTCTTCCAATAGTCGTGTCAAGCAACGGCATATCGAGAACCTTAATGTCTGCTTTGATCGTCTTAGTGATTCTTCGCCATTCATCCATGATCTCGTCATAGTTTCTGCCGAGCCGGTCGATAGACAGGATAATTAGAACATCATCACTCGTTAAATTGGCAATCATAGTCTGATAATCTGGACGTTCAAAGTCCTTGCCTGATAACTTGTCTGTATAGATTTTTTCACATCCAGCATTTTTCAGTGCTTCTAACTGTCTTGCAAGGTTCTGTTCCTTGGTTGACACTCTCGCATAGCCTATAATCATAAATACACACCCCTTATCTTTAATTGATATAGGTATTATATCATATATTGTATTGATTTTCAATACATTTCAATACATTTCAATACATTGTATCGACTTTCAATACAATTTTGTTTGATTTTTCATTGTCTGTATGTTATCATCAATGCAGGAGGTGCATATTATGCCGAATAATATAAAATATAGTCCGTTTGCAATAAGGCTTCCGTCCGATCTTCGCAAAGAGCTTGAAGATAAAGCAAACGCTGAAAGCAGATCGCTATCTAACCTTATCGTAAGAATCTTGGAAGATTGGGTTCGGAATAATTAAGTCGCAAATCAGCGGCTTTTTTATTTTTCTGACAATTCGATATATTTATCCAGATACCATTTAGCCTTTTTGACATCTTCAACGCCATTTTTGTTGTTATGCCTGTATATGTACTTAAAAGCATTGCACACGCAGAAGTCCATCACGGCTTCTTTGCCTTGCGTTTCTATCATAACGTCAATGCACTCAAAGTTCCCTGTCTCATAATGCGACGGATGATTGACATTATCTGTTACAGTTCTTGTTATTACTCCACATTCGCTCATTAAATCCACCTCTCAACTACCCGTATTGCGTATACGTGAGATAAAATCCACTTTGCAATCGTTGATACCGGATTTCCGTCATATTCCCGTCTCGAATACAGAGATACCAGATAAATCCGGTCTGTGATTCTGCACACCTTATATCCTGTAGAACGGAGCCGGTGTATGTCTCGATACGTTATCATGCTTCTTCTACCTCGTCTCCCCACAGCTCCATATACTTCTGAACGTCATAATCGCCAACTGTTCGTTTTGCATAATCTTCGTTGATTGGAATAATATTTGAATAACTGATTGTTTTTTCATAAACAACGTATTTGCATATATCAAGGTCGAAGCTCACATATTTCTTTGTTTTTTGTAAACAACGAAACCATCTTCCGTTTTTGGTTCTGAATAATGCAGGTTTTTCTTCTTCACAAGAATCCGAATGTTTCCAACAAACAACTAACTCTGAATCTTCTGTGCTGTAAAGAAGTCCCTTGCAAATGCGTTGTGAGTGAATAATTGTTGTACGAGGTTCAGTCTCTTTGTTGTCTCGTACTTCTCGATTTTCAATTTCTGAATTTTTATTTTTGCGCTTTGAAAATAATTTCATCTTTAATCTCCCATTAAATCAACCCTTTTTTATTTTTTGAAAAATTTTTAGAAATCAAAATGCTGTTCCGTACCCTTCATTCATGGTTATTCACTCCTTTTACGTTGCGATTCTAAGGCAATCGTATAATTGACTATATAACGCCTTTTCTAATTCATCCTTATACACAAATTGGCTTAAATTGCTTAAAACTCGTTCACGAGAAATAGGCATTGCAGCATCCATCATCGGATTTTGACTAATCAATTCGCTTGTTGTCTTATTCAATTCCTTCTCTAAGTTATCCATATATGCACAAGCTTCCATTCTTTTATCCTTACAGTTATCTACATAAGGGCATTTTGTGCATTTTTCAGATATTTTACTTAAATATCCCATATATACCTCACATAACTATACATTCGTTATCTGTAAAACCCTTATATATAACAATCATATATGCATTACATTTATATAATTTAATTATTTATTATATGTGTATGTGTAATGGTTCTA